CGATGAAGGAGTCCGGCTGCCAATCCTTGTACTCCTCAAGCACCCGCTGCTTCAGCTCCGGGAACTCAAGGCGCTCCTTGACCGCGTTCAGCAGGATGATGTTGTAGTTGTTGGTCTCCTCGTTGAAGAAGACGCCCCAAGTCAGGAGGGCATTAAAGTCCGACCGGTTTGACTTCTCCTGAGCGGCGTCGAGCGACATGATGATGTGCTCGCACTGGGGTGGGGTCTCCTTGTCCCAGACCTGCCACCACTCCCGCTTGATAAGGGCACCTTCCTCCGATGTCGGCTGCTGCATGTACTGAGCCTGCCAGTACCGCACGTCCATCGAGGCCTTCTTGGCCATCAACTCATCGATGCCCCAGAACTCAGGCCAGAGCGGTTTTTCGTTCAGGATCGCAGGGAACTCGACCACTTCCCACTGATCGGCGTCCTCGTTTTTCGTCATGTGGTCAACGATCTTGCCCGTCAGGTCCATCTTTGACCACCGGGTCATCACCACGATGATCGCACCGCCCGGCATCAACCGCTGAACCGGGCCCGACTGGAACCACTCCCACGCGGGCTCGAATACGTCCGCACGACCCTGCTTAGCTTCCTGTTCAGAATGAGGGTCGTCAATAATAAAGAGATCGGCACCACGACCAGCCAAGGCGCCGCCAACACCAATAGCAAAATACTCGCCGTTAAAATTAGTGCCCCAGCGTGAAGCACTTTTACTATCAGCTTGAAGCTCGACGTTAGAAAAGATGTCACGGTAAGACTCCGATCCGACGAGATTACGCACCCGACGACCGAAGTTCACTGCGAGATCTGCAGTGTGGGACGCCATGATGACCTTCTTCTGGGGGTAGCGCCCCAAAAACCACGCAGGCGCTAGGTACGAGATCATCTCCGACTTGCCGTGACGCGGCGCGATGTTGACGATGACACGCTTTTTCTTGCCATCTGCGATGTCTTCGAAGATCTGGGCAAGTTTTCGGTGGTGCGGGCCCACCTTGTAGCCGGGATAGACGTGCTGGATGAAGTCCAAGAACGAAGTTTTGCCCAATTTCTGCGTAACTTGGCTTTGGTACTGCTTCAAGAGCTCGGCCACGCGCCGTTTTTCCTTCTCCGGCATCGTCGGCAGGGCGCTTTTCAGCTTTTCGAGGCTTTCAGGCGTCAGTTGTAGCACTTTTCTCGCCTAAAACCTTGTACTCGATGCCCTCAAGCACCGACATGAGCTCCTTCTCGACCTCTTCGATGGGCTTGATGATGTGCGTGGTCTCGGTCCGCTTCTTGAACGCGTCGATCCCGTCCACTTCGCCGAGCTTGGTCACGGCTTGGATGCGCGACCGGCTGTCCTTTGCATGCTCGATCTCATAAACGAGCTTGTTGATCACGTACATCTTGAGCTCAGACAGGTCATCCACGAGTGCGCAGTTGGTCTGAGCGACCATACCAGCGAGGTACGCCATCATTTCGTTCGGGTACTTGCTGTAATCGATCCGCTTTTGCGGGTCAGACATCATCTGCGTGGCCAATTGCTTGGCCTCTTCGATGTCGTTCTGGTTCGGGACGATGGGAGTCCCAGTGATGTCCGAGAGGAACTTGATCGTCCGTGCTCGGGCGTTGAGCTCTTCTTGCGGAGACAGGTCCGGCAACGCCTCAGCCGCGTTTGCGGGGAGCGGTATGTTTTCGTCGATTTCAGGAAAAAGCATGCGTTAGAAGCCCGGTGTTACCCGCGTCTACGTTGCGTGGACTGTACACAACTCATATATAGCGGTCAAGGAAGTGCTTGGATGGAACCAGATAAAACAACGGGGGTACTTCTATAACCAAGGGGGTGGGGGTCGAACCGGGAAAAAACGAAGATTATTTGTGTGAATTCGAGAGTGTATGCGGGCGCGGGACTCCTAACTGTGCGCGAGGGGGGCCGGGTACGGTGGGGTCGGCGAGGGGGGATTTTGAGGGGTCGACGTCGGGCGGAGCGGATATGGCGAGCGTGGCGAGCGTGGCGAGCGGAGCGGACACGGCGAACGTGGCGAGCGGAGCGGACACGGCGAACGTGGCGAGCGTGGCGAGCGTGGCGAGCGATGCCGACCCGGTGAGCGATGCCGACCCGGTGAGCGATGCCGACCCGGTGAGCGTGGCGGACACGGCGAGCGTGGCGGACACGGCGAGCGTGGCGGACACGGCGAGCGTGGCGGACACGGCGAGCGTGGCGGACACGGCGAGCGTGGCGATTCCTAACGGGTGTTAGGAAAACCGGGACGGGGCGACGCATCGATTAGGGCGAACGGAATACTTGCATTCCCTACGGGACGAGCGTATAGTTCAACTCGTCGGCCACGGAGCCGACGCCAATAACCTAACGGAGACTAGACCATGTCAAAGAATACGAACGACGCCAAGAAGAACGCCGCCCTCGCCGGTATGGCCGCTGCCGTCGCTGCTACGCCGACGCTGCCGGACACGGGATTCCTGCATGACGTGATGGCGCTGTGCGGACTCGCGAGAGCAGCGGAGCAGAGTATCGGTGAACACGTTCGGGCGAAGATTCTCCCGGCGTTCCACGCGCTGCCGGGTATCAAGGCCGACGAGCCCATCACGGCGGAGGCGAGGAAGACGCCGGAATTCAAGTCTCTGCGCGACGCATTCAAGCGCGGCGCGGCGCTCTACTACCAAGCCAACATCAGCGCGGGCGAGGGCGAGGTCGGCGCGGTGGCGGCGTGGGAGATGGGCAAAACGAGCGCGGCCTACAAGGCCATGAGCGCGGGCGAGCGCGAGGTATACGACCGGGTCGCCGACCGGGTCGCCGGGTACGTCGACACCATGTTTAACCGGCATGTGGTCGGCGCGTTCCCGAAGGCCGAGGCTGCGCCTAGCGCGGGCAAGGCGGGCGGTAAGGGTAAGGCCGAGACCGGCGAGGGCGGCGAGACCGTCCCGATGACTCCGGAGACCTTAGCGCATGCCGTGTCATGGGCAATGCTGATTCAGACCGTCGAGCGTAAGGCCGCAGGCGAGGATTGCGCGGAGGCTGCTAACGGTCTGGCGGCGCTCATCAAGGCCGCTCAGGCGGCTACCAAGCGGGTTGCGGCACGCGCCAAGCAAGCGGCGTAACCTAACGGCGGGGCGGCGTGAGCCGCCCTAGCCTATCCCGTTCCCCCTAGCCCCCGCATGGATCGCCATGCGGGGGCTTTGTCGTTTCTGCGCTCCGCGTCGACCTTCTCGCCATGCTCGCGGTGCGACGCCAGTTACGTGATACCAGTTCTACGGAGACCAGTTCCCACGTTAAAAGGTCTACGCCCCACGTCGAATGGCCTACGCCGACCGTGCATAAAACCATGCATAAACCGACTAACCGCGCTCGAGATGAAACTCGAGGATTATCAATGGGATACGCGATTGTTCTAGAAGTGGGGTTTTGTTCTACTTTTGGAAGTTATATTGCGGAACAAGATTTCTGGCTTATAACGTAACTTCGAAAAATAAACTCGAGGGTAATCAGGCACTTACAATGGCCGGTTTTATGCAATATCTAACTTGTTCCGTGTTCTTGCGTTTTTGGCAGTGTATGACTCCCCCCGGTGCGGCAGAAAACTCAGAACAAAACTGTTCCACGCGCAGTGTTCTAACTTCTGCATTTTAGGTTCCGTATACTATTTGGTTTTCGCAAGAACACGGTACAAACGATATTTTTTTCTGTAACTTTCTTTCTCTATCTATAACTAACTAAATAAATAAATAGATAGATAACAAGCACTTACGCCAATTGGCTTTCCACGCCATTTTATAACTAACGACGTTAAATTGCGTTATCAATAAAACTTTGATTTTTAGAACAAACGGAACAAATAGAACAAAAGGGCGAAATAAAACCTAACTTTCGTTAGGAAAATCGTTCTCTATACTCTCGTTTTTCTACGCTACCCCTATGCCCCGTTCTCTATACTCTCGTTTTTCTACGTCCACGCATCGTCCTCTATACTCCCGAAATTCTACGCCGCTACACGCCGCACGCCACGTTCCGCTTGACTTAACAGGATACTTTTGCTATACTTGTATTGTGGTGGTACGGCTCGTCCGCGCACCACGCGTGTGGACAAGGCAACCCCGAATTCCTAACAGGTGTTAGGAAAAACTAGGAGAACAAGGCATGGCTAACGGCTACATCATCTACGAGGGTGCGTCACTGCTTGACGGTGCGCCTATCGTGGTCATCGCGACAGGGTTCGAGTCACGCAGCACCAATCGCAAGACGGGTGCGATGATTCAGACCTATGTGTTAAGAAGCGATGTTGACCCGGTATCTGCTGTGCGTGATGGAACCGACGCATCTATATGCGGCGATTGCCCGCATCGTGGTACCACGACGACCATTGACGGCCAACCCAAGAACATCGGGCGCACCTGCTATGTCAATGTGGGACAGGGTGCCTTGGCTGTCTGGAAGGCCTACAAGCGTGGGGTGTACCCGCTCTGGGATGGGTACCTTACCGGCACGACGCTACCCTTTGTCCGACTTGGCACCTACGGCGACCCTGCCGCAGCCCCGGCTCATGTATGGGAGGCCATCACTCGCGATGCCTCTGGGCATACCGGATACACGCATCAATGGCGAGACCCTCGTTTCGCCTACCTTAAGACCCTGTGCATGGCATCGGCGGACACGGCAGAGGAGGCGGCTCAAGCCCAAGCGATGGGATGGCGCACTTTCCGAGTGTCACTTGACGCGGCTAAAGACCCAATGCTCAAGGGCGAATCACTTTGCCCGGCATCAGCCGAAGCAGGCAAGAAGTTGACCTGTGCACAGTGCCTTGCCTGTGGAGGCGCGGATGGACGGCGTGGGTCGATCTATATCCCGGCTCACGGTGGCTTTGCCGTGATGACCAATGTGCGCCGTCGTGCGGCGTGAAATCTGACAACTGTTAGGAAAACTAGGAGGACGAGAGATGGATAGGAAGGGCATTGTCTTTTTGGTGGAGCGGCGAGATGGATAGGAAGGACATTGTCTTTTTGGTGGAGCAGCGCAATGTGTACGGCAACATCAAGTTCTACCCGGTGAACGACACGGCGCAGCGAGTCGCTGCGTTGATGAGGCAGAAGACGTTCGACGTGCAGAACCTGCGGGACATCAAGGCCATCGGCTTCGATATCGAAGTCAAGGCAGAACCTAGCGCGTGGGTCTCATTCTGAGGAGGATTGACGATGCAAACTTTTCTACCAGACCCGGACTACAACGCATCCGCACGGTTACTGGACTATCGCAGGCTCGGCAAGCAGCGCGTGGAGACCAAGCAGATTTTGCTTGCCATGGGCAAGACGAGCGGTGGGTGGGTGAATCACCCGGCGACGAGGATGTGGCGTGGACACAAGATGGAGTTGGCCATCTACGGGCGTGCCATGTGCCGCGAGTGGCAGCGGCGTGGGTACAACGACTCGATGGAGCCATTCTTTGACCATGTGATAGACCTGTGTGAGAGTGTGGGCGTAGACCCGCGTCCACCTGCATGGTTGGGCGATGAGTCCGTGCATGCGTCGCACCGCAGCAACCTGCTGCGCAAAGACCCGGTGTTCTACGGGCAGTATGGGTGGACAGAGACGCCCGACCTGCCGTATGTGTGGCCAATCTAAAACCTAACAGGTGTTAGGAAAACTAGGAGGACAAGGTATGAGCGACAAGAAGCGAGTGGTGGTCACCATCAGGGGTGGCATCCCCGAGATTATCGAGGCACCGGATGGTGTCGATGTGGAAATCTGGGACTACGACACCGAGTGGTACGACAGGGAGGATTTGGTAGAGGACGAGGATGGCGAGAAGTATTTTTTGAGGGAGGGTTGAACATGACCGACAGAGAGACAGAGTTGTTGGATGCCCTGAAGACGTCTACCGATTTGCTTTTTAAATGTGACCAATACATCAGCGCCGAGCCGAGCCGCCTGTTCAAGTGGTTCTGCATCGGATTGTTCGTAGGCTTTTTGATTGGGAGATTTGTATGACCAAAGAAAACAGGCGCGGAATGCATGAGATATAGACGATACTTCTTTACCTGATAGGTAAGTTATGGTATGATTGCATTTCGTTGGGGACTGTTTCGTTTTGTTGGTTGACTTTCATCTTCATCACTTTTCCTAACAGCGGTTAGGTTTTTCGGAGGTAGCAACATGGCTTACAAGAAATACGCCCGTGAGTGCGACAAGTGCGGCGCGGGTATGAACGAGGGGTACTACATCGAGTGCGGCGAGTACTACTGCTCCGAGGTCTGCCTGTACAAGGAAATCACGCCGAAGGAGTGGGAGGAGTTGTACGCCGACGGCGAGGGCGATTCGTACTGGACGACGTGGTACGAAGACCCGGACGAGTACATGGTGGACGAGGATGACCCGGCTCCGAACAAAGTCAGCGTGGAGTTGGCGGATGCTGTGGACTCAACGGGCAAGGTCGATGAGGAGAAGGTCGCCAAGTTGTTGGCGGAGGAACTGCGCCGACGATGGTTCGTTGACCCCAACAAGTACGAGTTCATCAACTGGACTGTGACCTGCGACGTGCAGGTCAAAGAGGAGGACAAGGTATGAACGATAAGACTACGAACGACCGGGACACCATCACCATCAAGTGGCACATCACGGATGTGCAGGAGGTGCGCCCTGACCTGACCGATGACCAAGCACGGGATGTGCTGTGGCGTGTGCGTGACATCCACGATGCCAACGAGGGCGTGAATTGGTACGTCATCGAGTGCGTGGCAAGCGAGATGTTCCCCGAAGAGGAGGACAAGGCGTGACCACCCCGACTGTAGGCCATGTCGTGACTTGCAACAAAGTGAAGTACGAATTTTTCGCCAAGTGTGCGCCACGCAAGGGGTGGATAGTCATAGAGCATACCGACTACGGCTATTCCATCTACCGCATGTCCGCCAAAAAAGTGAGGGAGTTGCTCCAATGCAAACAAGAGGAGGACAAGGCATGACCGTGAACTACATGATCATCAAGCAAGAGGACTTCGACCCCGACAACCTGCCTGACGAGGGCTGTCTTCGTGAGGTCATCCTCGACTGGGACAACTACGGCAGGAGTGAGGACGACGAGTGGATAGCCAAAGGGGAGTGCAACTATTTCCTCTGGCGCAATACAGAAGTGTCGGACAAGTTCGTGCTGTGCGTGAATGTCTGGTACCACCCACCCCATGACGATGATGACGATGACTATCCCTATGTGGTGCAGTATCTGGAAGTGGAGGTGCAATCGTGAACGAGAAGAAGACCTATGCTGTAGTGTTGTACATCCACACAGACGGCGACCCTCATGCATGGGACATGGCCGAACGTCTGCACTGCGAGGTGTACGACGAGGCTGTCTATGACATGGGCGAGGACTGCAAGCCCATCAATCTCCGGCTGCTGCCGGGTTGGCGATACGGTATTCAGGAGGTGTGAGATGACCGAAGAACAGAAGACCGCAATCCGATGCGCGTTCGCAGACCTGTGCGGGGCGATGCAAGCCTACTTGCAGGGCGATGTCCACGCACATGACTGGAAGGCACATGGGCTGACCATCATGGAGATGAAGGAAGCATTCGACTTTTTACCTGAACTGCCGCCTGATCTGGCGGACGAGGAGGACTGAACATGTCTATCATCACATTGGAAAAGCCGGACGCGCTGACGTCGCTGTCCACGGCTGCGATTCTGGTCGCGGTCGAGATTCACTCGCGAACCTTCACCAAGAAAGACCGCAAGATTGCGCAGGAGGTGTCGGAAGACCGTGGCGCACGGGCGGTGGCCGGGTCGTGGCAGCATGACCTGTTCGTGGGCGATGCGGACTTGACTGCTCTGCTCGACTACCGACCGGTCATCTACAACTGGATCAAGCGGCGCACCTACGACTGGGCAGGCTCGACCCGCATCCTGCCGATGGTGAACTACGCCAAGTTCATGGAGGAGTTCAAGGTACACGAGGGCAAGTTCTACGAACTGCGTGACAAGTTCCTCGCCCGCTACGAGGAGCGCGTCAATGCGATGGCGTTCGTGCGTGGCCCGATGTTCGACCGTACGGACTACCCGTCCGTCGATGAGTTGCGCTACGTCTATTCGGTGCAGTTGCATATCAGCGACGTGCCCGTCGGTGACTTCCGCGTGAAGATTGCGGAGGACGTGGCTGAAGACTTGCGCACGACGTACCAGAAGCAGGTGAACCAAGACATCGAGCGCATCTTGCAGACGCAGACCGACCAGTTGGTCGAGGTGCTTGACTCGCTGTCCCGTGGCTGCAGCACGCAGACGAAGACCGACAAGGATGGCAAGACCAAGGAGGTGCGCGGTCGCGTGTACGAGACCACCGTCGAGAAGGCGTTGGAGTTGTGCGCTGTGTTCCGCGAGTTCAACACCGCAGGGTGTACCAAGTTGGAGGATGCCCGCGCCCGGTTGCAGGCTACGCTCACCGACGTGAACGTCGACCAACTGCGTACCAATGAATCGCTGCGCGTGCGTGTGAAGAGCGATGTCGACGACATCCTTGCGAAATTTGGTGCGAAGGCTGACTGACTGGCGCAGACTGCGCAAAATTCCTGACAGGTGTTAGGAATTCTTGGATTGCTTCAACTCAACTAGAACCTAGGAGTAATGTCATGGCGAACATAGACCTCAACCCGACCGTGTCGTTGGCTGACCTGCGACACATCATCCCGGCTATCGGCGAGACCAACACGGTGCTTGTCGTGTCCACGCCCGGACAGGCCAAGACGAGCATGCTCAACACGTTCAAGGAGGACTTGGGCAAACGGTTCGCAGCCTACGTGTACCTCGACGCGGCCAACCTCGACGTGGGTGATATCTCCTCGCGCATCCCGGTGCATGCCGAGAAGAAGATGATGCAGTACGTGACCGACCTCGTGCCCTTCGACAAGGGGCCTGTCATGGTGATGATCGATGAGATTGGCAAGGCACCTCGCATCATGCAGCCGATGCTGACCCGGCTGCTGCTCGAACGGTACGTAGGTGATATGGCGCTGCCTGCAGGGTCTATCGTGTGGGCGACGAGCAACAACGCTAGCGATGGCGTGGGCGATATCTTCCCGGCACACACACTGAACCGTGTCACCGTCGTGACTCTGCGCAACGCCACCAACAAGGAGTGGGCTGTGTGGGCGAGCAACAACGGCGTGCATCCGATGCTGCGTACGTGGGCAGTCCTCAACCCGCGAGCGTTCGCACACTATGCGCAGGGAGGGCAGGACGATAACGTGATGATATTCAACCCGCGTCGTCCGGCGCAGCCGTTCGTGTCACTGCGGTCGCTGACCAAGTGTGATTCGATTGTGCGGAACAAGGGCACGATTGGCGACACGGCGACGTACGCACTGTTGTCCGGCACGGTCGGGCAGGCGGCGGCGAAGTCCATCATGACGCTGTTCGAGGTGAACAACGACGTCGTGGATTGTGCGGACATCTTCAAAGACCCCGATGGGTGCAAGATTCCCGAGAGCCCTGCGGCCATCTACATGATGCTGTTCAACGCGGTCGATGCCATCGAGACGCAGGCCGAGATGACGGCGTTCATGAAGTACATCAAGCGCATGAACTCGCGTGAGGTGACGGGCGTGCTGTACACGCAACTGACAGAGAACAAGCGCACGGCGAAGATTGCCAACAACAACGGCGAGATCAACGAGTGGCTGCAGGCCAACTACAAGGTCTTGGTCTAAGAGGTATCACCATGAACGCTGTTATGAACCCCGCTGTGGATATCTCCGCAGTGTCAGACGCACTCACCCGTGTACATATCCGGCTCATGTCGCACCCTGAGACCCGGCTGTATGCGAGTGTCATCCTGCTTGGCAAGAGCGAGGTGGTGGACACGCCCGACTGCCCGACGGCTTACACCGACGGCATCAACAAAAAGTACGGCGCGGCCTTCTGCTCGCAGTTGTCCCTCGCAGAGATGGGTGGGCTTGTGCTGCACGAGAACATCCACGTCATGCTCAAGCACCTGCCACGCCACCGTGACCTGATGAAAGAGGACGCGGAGTTGGCCAACATCGCCATGGACTACGTGACGAACCTGCTCATCGACGAGGTCAAGGACAAGACTATCGCTGTCCTGCCGGAGGGTGGACTGCTCGACCGACAGTACAGGGGATGGTCGGTGCGCGAGGTGTACGAGCACCTGCGCCGTGAGGAGCAGAAGCAGAAGAAAGACGGGCAGGGGCAGGCCGGGGCAGGCAAGCCCGGCAAGCCGGGTGGTGGCAACGGCAGACCGCAGACGCTCGACAAGCATGACTTCAGCAAGTTGTCTGAGGCCACGCCGGAGGAGGTGAAGAAGATTGCCGATGCCGTGGACAGTTGTCTGCACCAAGCGGGCATCCTCGCCGGGCGCACTGGTGCGGAGGTACCACGTGCCATGCAGGAGGTCATGGCACCCGAGGTTGACTGGCTCAACGAGACCCGCGAGTTCGTGTCCGCACATGCGTGGGGACGGGACGAGGCGACGTGGCGCAGGTACAACCGGCGGTATGTGGCTGACGATATCTTCCTGCCCTCCACGTACAGCGAGACCATCGATGAGTTGGTCGTGTCGTGTGACCTGTCGGGGTCTGTGCATGGTGAGGTGGAACGAAAGTTGTTGAGCGAGGTCGCCAACGTCGCCATGATCTGCAAGCCGAAGCGGCTGCGCGTCCTGTGGTGGGATACCGAGGTTCGCAGTGAGCAGGTGTTCGAGGAGGACTACGCGCAGGTCGCAGGTCTGCTGCGCCCGGTGGGTGGCCGTGGTACGCGGGTGGGTTCGGTCAGCGACTACATGCGTGACAAGAACATCAAGGCCAACTGCCTCATCGTCCTGACTGACGGGCATGTCGAGCACGGCGTGAAGTGGGAGGTCAACACGCCGACGCTGTGGCTCATCACGGCGAACAACTCCTTCGTGCCGCCGGGTGGTGGTGTTAAGGTTCGGGTCAATTCTTAACAGATTCCTAACACGTGTTAGGTTTTTCAAGAGGTAGCAACATGTCAGACGTGAAGAAGGCGCGGCTTCCGCGCAACAAGCCCATCGACTACACAATCATGCGGTACGCTCCGTTCTACGACGGCATGCTGACCGATGACGAGCGCAACAAGGTGCGCAACGACAAGGAACTGTACGAGTGCGTGAAGACCGCGCACTACACTCGCGGCCTGTACGTTGGAGGCGTGAACCCGGAAGGCACCTACGTCTGTATGGTGACGGCAGAAGGGTTACCTATGATGGGCATCCGTCGCCGCTCCGACCACTTTGAACTGTCCCATGGCTACTGGCCGGACGATAGATATCCGCACCAGTCAGTAAGCGGGAAGCACAAGAAACTATCGCAGGCTGTGTCAACCATCGCCCACGGCATACGTCGCCGTAGCGGGACCTCTGACCCGTGGAAGCATGAATTGCCGAGAGTGGCAGCGATGTTCAGCGACATGTGGTATGGACTGCGCCGTCGGTACAGCATCGAGAGGAACTGGGTGAATCTCAGCGCCGATGCCACGACATGGGCTGCGCTGTGTGCGACGGGCAGGGTATCGCAGGTCGACGTACCGACGTCGGTTATGAACGAGATTGTCAATGGCGCTGCCAAGTACAACAAGCATGTCGAGGAAGTGGACAACGTCCTGTCGCAGTTGCGCGAGGGTCTTTGTCGTAAGAAGTGGGTCGTTGGTGCGCGGGTGTTCGACCGTTCTAACATAAGACATACATCGCTAATCGTCGGGCGGGCCGATATGACGCCGCTCTTCGATGCCGTGCGCGAATCGACATTGCGTGACGTGCCCGTTGGTCACCGAGTCGGTGTCACCTTCGATGTCCCGCTGCGTCTGTATCGGTCGTTCGATGCACTGCCGGAGGAGTTCAAGTCGAACATCGCTCCTCGCATGATTGCGCTCAATGTGCATGAAGGCAGGCCGCAGTCTGAGTGGGCGACATCGCTTTTCCCTCTGGTGGACGGCACCTTCTACCGGGACGAGATCGAGACGTTGACCATGGGCAGTCACCAAAGGATTAATTGGTACGTCGTCAATGCTTAAGCCATTGCTAGAAGTTGTCGGGCAGAAACTGACCAACCCGTTTTCGCCTGATGACCGATGGCTCATGCCGTTGTCCGTGGACGAGTCCCGAGTCGGTACGCAATACACTGTGCATCTCATAAACAACTGTTGGTATCGATACAGCGACGAGTCACTGCCTGACTTCATCAAGGTCAAGTTGGGTCGGATCGGGGCCTACACCGGCCCCCGTCTGGCTGACTTGATGGCGAAGAACAATCGGTTCACCGACAGCATCTATGTATTTTCGGAGCAACACATGCCTGCTGAGTTTGAGATTGTGGGGTGGCGTCGAAACCACAATTTGTTTATCTTGTCCCTGTCTACCACAGAGTTGCACAGGGTGTTTGATGACGCCGGAATCCAAAGTAAAAGCAAAGGTAAAAAAGATACTGGCTGAGTTTGGCGCATACCAAGCGATGCCAGTGACCGGGGGCTACGGCAACAGCGGCGTGCCGGATTTTTTGGTTTGTCACAAGGGGAGGTTCTATGGTATAGAGTGCAAGGCAAACGGTAATAAGCCTACCGCGCTTCAATTGAAGCATCTCGATGACATCCGCAAAGCAGGTGGCATCGCATTGTTGATTGATGAAACAAACGTAGAGACCCTACGCAAGGAGTTAGAGACATGACTATCAGTGCAAAGATTCGCCGTTATCTGGCAAAGGGTGTGAGTGCGGATGAGATCGCCAAGAAACTTGGCATCAGCAAGAACCGTGTATACACGGTGCGGTGGAAGGAAGCGAAGAAGACGGTCAAGCCTAAGAAGGCGAAGCCGACCGAGTTGAAGAGAGAAGCGTTGCTGACCGACGATGAAATCATCGCGCTGTTCGACCGTCCCAAGACCGACCTCGTGAATCACCCCGAGCACTACAAGGCCGGTGGCATCGAAGTCATCGACTTCATCGAAGCCAAAGACCTCAACTACCGTCTGGGCAACGTCATCAAGTACGTGAGCCGTGCGGGTAAGAAGGACTCCGACCCTGTGCAGGACTTGGAGAAGGCCGCGTGGTACCTGAAGCGCGAGATCGAAGCGCGGAAGGGTGCGTGATGTTCCGGGCCATCAGATGGTGGTGGCTTCAACGAAAGGCCGATGCTAAACGGGAGTGGGGGCGAGTCCCCCCTCCCAACTGGGCCTGTCGCAGAGGTGGGAGGGAATATTTGTGAGCGACGAACGAATCAGCGAATACACGCTTGACCGAAAGAACCAAGAGATAAATAACTTGCGGCGTGATAACGGGTACCTCGCGGACGCGCTCTTCCGCAAGGACTACGAGTTGCACGAACTGCGCCGTCAGGTAGATGACGCAGACAAGATGAACAGGTTTTTGAGCATCACGATGGGCATAATCCTCTTGGCGTTCATCGCGTTTGCGTTGTACGCAGTAAGGTTGGCAGCGGGGGCGCAGCCATGACCACGCAATATCAGCCCGACATGTTCGATGATGAGTGGGACAAGATGGCACACACCACGACGGAGTATCGCGTCGAGATCCGGCAACTGCGTGAGCGGTGTTGGCGTTATGCCAAAGAGTTGGAAGAACTGCGCGAGAGAGTCAAGCGACTGGAGGAGCGAGTATGAGCACGATCAACGACGGCGGCCCGGCGTTTCCGTTTGACGGGTATGGCGAGCGAGTTTCCGGCATGACCCTGCGCGACTGGTTCGCGGGGCAGGCGTTGGCGGGGGTTACCTCGTCGGTAAATGACGAGATTTCCGTGGGGCAAGTTGAGGGCATCGCGGAAATTGCGTATGCGCTTGCCGATGCCATGCTCGCGGCGCGGGAGGTGAAGCCATGACCGACAACATCACCCTGCGCCGCGCTGTGGTCTGGAGATTGCACGCGGCGTTCAGAGACGCGGACAAAACGATTAGGCCAAGCGGCGAGAAATCGGATTACAGCGCCGAAATCGCCGCCCTCGACGCCGCGCTCGCGGAGCCGGACGCCAAGCGGAAGCCTGCGACGGAGAAGCAGGTGGCCGAGGTGTTCAAACTGAGCGGCGCTGTCTATTGGGGTCACTACCGCAACGGATGGCGTGAGGCCGAGCGGTTCCACGGGATCAGGAAGGAGGACGGGAAATGACACGCGAGGACATCACCCGCATGGCGCGGGAGGCAGGAGTACGGATGGACTATATATTCGACTCCGGCACGACACGCTGGATTTTACAGCCGGGGCTTATGCGCTTCGCCGCCCTCGTCGCAGCAGCCGAGCGGGAGGCGATTTGCCCGATTGTTTTCGGGCTTTGCGTGTCGGACAACAACGCGCAGGAAATCGTTAACGCAATCCGTGCGAGGGGAGAGAAGTAATGCACAAGTTAGAACGCACAGACATCGTGCGTATAAAGCGCACGGGAACGATAGCCGTGATAACGGAAGTGTTTCATCCAAATCTTTCTAATCGCAACAGGGGCTGGGGTGATACATACTCTTTGACTTTCCGCCACAGATCCAAGCAAAAATATGCATGGTATGAACGGGATGAATTGGAGTACATAGGTAGCGTGAAAGATCTGATTGCGAAGAGAAAGACATGACCCACGACGAAGAACCACTTGATCCGAACACGCTGTACGCTGACGGGTTTGAAAAAGCCTTGATCGGTCTTGGGTGGCAGCACACCAAACTGATTGCCGTGTACGACTACAACAAGTGCGTGGAGATACTCATCCATGATCAAGAGATGACGCACGAAGAGGCTATCGAGTGGATGGAGTACAACGTGGTCGGCTCGTATGTCGGTGAGTACACGCCGATCTTTGTGTTAGGGGAAGACAGTGGGCACTGAAGAAGACATCCTTGACTTGATCCGTGAGTTACCGGGGGAGATCAACAACTCCGGGACCACGACCGAGTTCAAGTTCTTGACCGTAGGCAGCGTGCTCTGGGCGTGCCATGACGAGATTGTTTATCTACGTAAACGAGTGAGGGAGTTGGAAAATGGCAAAGGCAGTAAGGCTCAAAGCAAAGTCCGTCGCTGACTGCGTTGATTACCCGACAGCTGATCCTGACCGGGAGAAGGCGTGGGATAAGCTAATTAAAAGCAGACAGGGTAAAAACCTGAGAGACCACGGGTTCCCAAAGGACGAACACGGATTCAGGTTCCCTCTTGGCGGGTGCTACTACGAACTGTGGTGCATCGCTTGGGAGTTTGCGTGGGATGCAGGGTACAGAAGTCGGATGGAAGTGGAGTCAAAGAGTGAAGCCAAAACCCGCAAGAAGATGTAAAGAGTGCAAGCGGCTGTTCGCTAAAGCAGAGGCGTTCCGTGTACACAAGTTGATAAGTGGACGATGCCGCACCGAAGAAGAGTTGAAGGCCGCAGGGTATACCCTGACCCCCAAGGGGTGGCTTCACGGCATGGGCAAGTTGTAAGGAGGTATAGGGTGAGTTTTATTACGCTAGACTTCGAGACGTATTACTCGAAGGAGTTCAGTCTGTCTCGACTGACGACTGAAGAATATGTCCGCGACCCGCAGTTCGAGGTAATCGGCGTCGCGATGAAGGTCGACCAAGACCCCGCTGTATGGTTCAGCGGCACACACGCTGAGATCAAGGCGTGGCTTAATCAGGTCGATTGGGCGAACTCCGCACTGCTGTGCCACAACACTCAGTTCGATGGAGCGATATTGTCGTGGGTGTTCGACATCGTTCCGGCAATGTATTTCGATACGCTGTGCATGGCCCGTGCAGTACACGGCGTGGATGCAGGCGGCTCGCTCGCCGCGTTGGTGGAGCGATATCAACTAGGCCAAAAAGGCACCGAGGTAGTCAATGCACTGGGCAAGAAGCGTCTCGACTTTAGTCCTGCGGACCTTGATAGGTACGCTAGTTATTGTATTAATGATGTTGGCCTTACCTATTCTCTTTTTAATAGGCTTTCTGAGAAGTTTCCTGATAACGAACTCAGACTGATCGACCTTACGCTACGCATGTATACCCAACCGGTCTTCAGGGTGAACGATGCGCTGTTGGTTGAGCGGTTACAGGAAGTGAAGAACGAGAAGTCCCTGCTGCTTGGTGCGCTGAAGGACAAACTCAACTGCGCCGACGAGGAAGAAGTCCGCAAAAAGTTGTCGAGCAACCCGCAGTTCGCCGAACTACTTAAAGACCTCGGCGTCCCAGCTCCGATGAAGATAAGCCCTACGACGGGTAAAGAAACATTTGCTTTGGCCAAGAACGACGAAGGCTTTATCGAGTTATCGGAACACGAGAACCCGCTCATTCAGCAGTTATGCGCCGTAAGGCTCGGCACCAAGTCCACCATCGAGGAGTCGCGCATTGATCGTTTTATCGGTATTGGTAGCCGCAATCGTGGTCTCCTTCCTATACCGCTTAAGTACTACGGTGCTCACACGGGTCGTTGGGCCGGGTCTGACTCGGTTAATTTTCAGAACCTGCCAAGCCGCGACAAGAAAAAGAAGACGCTGAAGAACTCCATCTTGGCCCCGTCGGGACACGTCGTAATCAACTGCGACAGCAGCCAGATCGAGGCCCGTGTGTTGGCTTGGCTTGCCGGGCAGGACGACGTCACGGCGCAGTTCCGTGCAAATCAGGATGTTTACTCCATATTTGCAAGCAAGATTTACGGGCGCGACATCTCCAAGGCCGACCCGGTCGAGCGGTTCGTGGGCAAGACCTGCATCCTTGGACTGGGTTACGGCACCGGAGCAAAGAAGTTGCAGCACACGCTCAAGACCCAACCGCCCGGTGCTGACCTGAGCGAGGAGGAGTGCAAACGCATTGTCGATGTGTACCGGAGACAGAACGACAAGGTCACGCAGTTGTGGCGTGAGTGCGACGCTGCCTTGGACTGTTTAATTGCGTGGCCAGCTGGACGGCGCACTTTTTACTTGGGCGAACAGAAGGCTGTTATGGTGGACGCAGAGGGGCTGCGCCTGCCTAACGGGCTGTACATCCGTTATCCGAAACTCAAGGTCAGCGACGGTAAGTACAGTTATACGTCACGCCGTGGTCCGGTCGGCATTTGGGGCGGGGCCATGGTTGAGAACGTGGTGCAGGCGCTTGCCCGTATCATCGTCGGCGAGCAGATGTTGATCCTCAACGAGCGTTACCGTCCGGTACTGACTGTGCACGACGCGGCAGTGATGGTCGTGCCGAAGGACGAGAAAGACGAGGCGCTTGCGTACATTACAAAAGTCATGTCAACTCCTCCGTCATGGTGCCCCGATCTTCCGGTTGCCTGCGAGGCTAAATCTGGGGACTCCTACGGAGATTGTTGAAATGATTCAGTGGTCCTACTCCAGTCTTAAAGACTACCTGACCTGCCCAAAGCAGTACTATGAGGTCAAGGTTGCGCAGAACTATGTCAAGCGCGAAACCGAGCAGATGCTGTATGGCAAGGAAGTCCACAAGGCTCTTGAGGACTATGTGCGAGACGGCACGCCACTGGCGAAGAACTACGAAAGGTTCAAGCCTGTACTGGACGTACTGCTCGACATACCGGGCGAACGATACCCTGAATACCAGATGGCGTTGAAGCCGGACCGGACGCCGTGCGACTTTGAAGACAAAGGCAGGTGGGTGCGTGGCGTCGCTGACTTGATAATCATTGATGGTGGTACCGCGTACATCATCGACTACAAGACAGGAAGCAACAGGTACCCGGACCCCAAGCAGTTGAAGTTGATGGCGCTGATGGTCTTCGCCCACTTCCCGGAAGTGCAACGCGCCAAGGCCGGGCTGCTTTTCATCATGCACAGCACGTTCCTGAACGAGGAGTACTGCCGTGCGGACAGCGAGAAGATGTGGGATGTCTTCCTGCCTGACTTGGCCCGCTTGCAAATTTCTTTCGATAATGCTATATGGCCTATTAAGCCGAGCGGCTTGTGTGGATGGTGTCCAGTCAGTTCATGCAACTTTCATAGGGTGAGATGATGCCGTACGTAAACAAAGCAAGACCGTACAAGAAAGAGTACAAGCAGCAGGTTGAGCGTGGCGAACACGAGAACCGCATGGAGCGCCAACGCGCCCGGCGTAGTTACGATGCCAAGGGCATCAACCGCAAGGGCAAGGACATCGCGCATGTCGTGGCGTTGTCCAAGGGCGGCAGCAACAAGGATGGTACTCGCCTGCAGGCACCGTCCAAGAACCGGTCGTTCCGTCGCAAGTCGAACGGGGCGATGAAGTGAATCCACACAAGGCATGAGTGTGTAAGGATAGGAAGGGCGTTCCTCCCGTTCTTCCCGCGTTCATGACATGACGCTTAACCATGCCTCCTAAGATCGGCCTTGCTACCTAGCGTTCTCAGGTTGAGTCTTAGGCGACTGGCCCCCGTAAGGGGCTTAATCAATAAGAGAGATACATGAACATCATCGACAACGTCGCGTTGAAGGCCACTTTGCCGACGCAATTTGCAGACCAGATCCTCGGCTCAGTCAGCGAAAGCGAACTGATCAACGACCATGGCGTGCGTAAGGACATCGCCGTCTACTGGGGCTACGAAGAAGCCGCAGCCATGGCTGAAATCCTCGATAGTGGGCAGCCTAACCTGACGATACCAAGCGTCCCGTCGCCGATGCTACGTGACTACGAGTGGCCGGGACTGCGAAAGCCGTTTCAGCACCAGAAGGAGACCGCGTCCTTTCTGTCACTACGCCGCCGGGCGTTCTGCTTCAACGAAGCAGGCACGGGTAAGACCTCTGCTGCCATCTGGGCTGCGGACTACCTGATGCAGATCGGGCTCGTCAAACGAGTCCTCGTCATATGTCCGTTGTCCATCATGTACTCAGCGTGGCAGGCAGACCTGTTCGCTACGGCTATGCACAGAACGTGCGGTATCGCACATGGCGACGCACATAAGCGCAAGAAGGTTCTGGCTGAGAACTATGACTTCACCATCATTAACTACGATGGCACGCATGTTGTGTTCAATGAGTTGCAGGCGGCCAACTTTGATCTGATTATCGTCGATGAAGCCAATGCATATAAGACGGCGACCACACGTCGATGGAAGACGCTGGCCAAATTGGTAGCGGCTAATACGCGGCTCTGGATGATGACGGGTACGCCTGCCTCGCAGTCGCCTATCGATGCGTTCGGTCTCGCACGGCTCATCTCGCCCAACCGCCTGCCGAAGTACGTGACCGCATGGCGTGACCGCGTGATGAAACAGATCACCAGATTCAAGTGGATACCGAAGGACACCGCCAAAGACGATGTGTTCTATGCGCTACAACCGGCCATCCGGTTCATAAAGCGTGAGTGTCTGGACCTGCCAGACGTTGTATATCAGACACGCGATGTACCACTTACGCCACAAGTGGAGAAGTACTACAAAATCCTTAAGGCTCAAATGCTTATCGAGACTGGCGGTGAGCAGATAAGCGCAGTTAACGCAGCGGCATCGCTTAATAAACTATTACAGATCAGCGGCGGCGCGGTCTATACGGACCAGAACCAAGTCGTTGACTTCGACATCAAGCCGCGTCTGAACGCGATGCAGGAAGTACTTGACGAGACCTCGAACAAAGTTGTAGTTTTCGTACCGTTCCTGCACACGATTGAGTTGGTGAAGAACTACTTGATCCAGAGCGGGTACACGACGGAAGTGATCAACGGTTCGGTAGCAGCAAGAGAACGCTCCGAAATCATCAATCGCTTCCAAACCCAGACTGATCCGAGAATTTTGGTGATTCAGCCTCAGTCGGCATCGCACGGCATCACTTTGACCGCTGCTGATACGATTGTGTTCTGGTCGCCTGTGATGAGTGTCGAGACTTACTTGCAGTGCGTTGCGCGTATCGACCGACATGGTCAGAAGAACACGATGTCTGTCGTGCACCTTCAGAGCACCGAGGTCGAGCGCAAGATGTACAAGATGCTGCAGGGCAAGATCGACTCGCATCAAAAGTTGGTAGACCTGTATAAACAAGAGATAGAAGGTAGCACCATATGAGCAATCTCAATGCAGAAGAACTTGTCAGCGCGTACATGTCAGTACGTTCTGAACGAGAAAAGCTTCTTCGTCAATACGAAGACGCAGACAAGGCGCTTAAGTTAGACCTCGCTCAGATCGAAGCCGCAATTCTTGAAGTGTGCAACACGATCAACGCTGACAGTATCAAGACCAAGTATGGTACTGCCATGCGTAAGCTGAACGAGCGATTCAGTTGCAACGACTGGGAGAACTTCTACAAGTTCATTCTGGACAACGAGGCAACGCACTTGCTTGAGCGCCGTATCCATCAAGGGAACATCAAGAATTTCCTTGCAGAGCATGAAGGAGATGGCCTGCCACCGGGCGTCAATGTCATGCGTGAGTTCAACATCGTAGTCCGTAAATCTAGTGAGGCTTAAGTTATGTCCAATGATCTGCTTACAATTCTCCAGTCCAACCCCGGTCTTGTCGGCTCTGCCGTAGACGACGACACCCGCGCCGTTGCCGGTGGCGGGAACAACCAGAGCAAGCGCATCTCGATTGAAGGCGGCGTGTTCCGCAAGGTCGTGGGCGGCAAGGAAGTGGCGAAGATCGTCGACCGTCACATGGAGATCGTGTTCGTCAAGATGGCGCACACGCCTAACCGTCAGTACTACTCCGAGGCGTACACCAAGGGGCAGAAGATCTCGCCCGCCTGTTGGTCGAGTGACTCGAAGGTTCCTGATGCCGAGGTCAAGAACCCGATCTCGTCGTCGTGCGAGAAGTGCCCGATGTCCGTCAAGGGCTCAGGTCAGGGCGGCAAGGGTTCTGCTTGCCGCATCTCGTGGCGTACTGCGGTTGTCCTGCCGGGCGATCCGAACGGCGATATCATGCAGTTGGTCATCCCCGGAGCCTCGTGCTTCGGTGAGTCGAAGGGCAACACGCGACCGTTCCGTCCCTACATCCAGTACTTGGCGAACAACAACGTCAGTGCGGGCCGCCTCATCACCAAGATGGAGTTCGACACGGATTCGTCTGCGCCGAAGTTGCTCTTCTCGCCTGCCGGTGCAGTCAAGGAAGAAGACTTGGCTACGATCCAGTTGCAGGGTAAGTCCCCCGCTGCCGAGCGTGCGGTCAAGTTGACGGTGTATCAGAACGAGTCGCAGGACGAGGTCACCGAGGCTGCTCCGGCAGTCGCTGAGCCGAAACTGCGTGAGGCACCGAAGAAGGCGGACGCTACTGCGCCCGCTGCCGATGTCGCCGACGTGGTCAAGAAGTGGTCTAAAAAGTAACAGACCGCCATGCCACGTTCGTATAGCGAAAGGTTCCTGCTGGATTTGTACAACGCAAATCAGCCGCAGTCGCTTGGTATTACGCTCGCTAAACTTTGCGTGGAGGCCAACATCCCGGCCACTTACATAGCTGTCGCGTTGGAGGTAAGTCCGACGATGGTCTATAAGTGGTTCCGGGGTGCGGGCATCCGCAAGAAGAAGCAAAAGGTCGTTGAGGTATTCATGGACTTCTTGAAGAAAGACATGGAGAGCGGCGTCCTGCCTGCCAAGACTTCGATTGATGCACGGATCTACATCCAGAATCTGGTAGGAGTAAAGATTTGATTTGATGGGTTGCTAATCCTCATCTTGGCGGGGTGGCCTTCGCCCCGCCTTTTTTGTCTGGACGGTCATGAGAAAACAATTTTACGAGAAAGCATTACCGTCGCAGGGTGTCTATTGTGCGGCTGAGATCAAGCCTAACGCAGGCGTGATCCATCAGTTCTTTGACACTCGCGACGAATTGGTAGCGTATCTTGACGATGTAAGTGACGAACCGGTCAACGTGTTCGTCGCCCTCAGTACTTTCAAGAGTTGGACACGCAAGGCTGATAACGTAGCCTACACGCGCAGTTTCTTCGTCGATCTCGATGTAGATGCCGAGGACGATAAGAAGTACTCGTCAAAAGATGAAGCGATGGCTGCGCTGCAGGACTTCGTGGCTTCCGTGCAGTTGCCTCCCCCGGTCGTGGTCGATTCGGGCGGCGGGGTGCATGCCTATTGGCTGTTCCAACAGGACATCCCGTTGGATGAATGGAAGCCCTATGCTGAGAAGTTCAAGACGTTCTGCCGCGAGCACATCAAGATAGACCCAGTAGTCACGGCAGATGCAGCACGCATCATGCGTTCGCCGGACACGTTGAACTGCAAGTTTGACCCGCCTGTTCGCACACAGGTGGTCGACGGGCCGATGTATGAGTATGACTTCGAGGCGTTCAAGGACTTCTTAGGCCCGCTCGATGTATCAGAAAATGATCCACTGGCTAACGTTAAGCGTGGCCTAGACGATGACACTCTAAAGATCGCCAAGCTTGACAACTTTGAGAAGGTCTTTCAGATCATCGCCGAGAAGAGTTTGAATGATGAAGGGTGCGCACAGATCAAGCACATCTTGGTCAACTCCGCGACCCTGCCTGAACCGCTGTGGCATTCGGGGCTTTCGATTGCGCGGCACTGCTCTGACTGGGAGACCGCAATCCACCTGATGTCGGAGGACTACTCCGGCTATAGCCCTGAACAAACCATAAGGAAGGCGAATGAAACACTTGGCAAGCCGCATAGTTGCGATACTTTCGCAGACCGAAATCCCGGAGGATGCGACGGCTGCCCCTTCCGAGGCAAAATCACCAACCCACTCAACATTGGACGCAGGCTCATCGAAGCCCCCGCTCCCGAGGAAGTTAGTGAGGAGGACGCAGTTCGGCAGAACGAGGATCCCGAAGCGGTTCCAGTATTTCCTGCGTTCCTCAAGCCATACGTCCGAGGAGTGAACGGCGGGGTGTACTTCCTGCCTACGCCCAAGCGCGATGAGGAAGGCAAGGTAATCCAAGAAGACCCGATATGCCTGAGCCTGAACGATCTGTACCCGGTCAAGCGCATCTATCACAAGTCTATGGGTGAGACGTTGGTGGTACGGTATGTGCTCCCCAAGGACCCGCTACGCGAGTTCTTGCTGCCGCTGCGTGCGGTTGCGACACGCGAAGAGATGCTGAAGATCCTCAGCGATGCAGGACTGCTCGTACTGAAAGATGCCGTGGCCAAGATGCAGGACTACTGGTCGAAGTGGGCTATGTACTTACAGAATAAGGACGGAGCAGAACAGATGCGCATGCAGATGGGATGGACGGAGAACATGGATTCGTTCGTTATCGGCACGCAGGAACTCACCAGAGACGGAGAAATACGCAAGGCGGCTGCGAGCCCCATGGTCCGAAACGTTTCGAAACTCCTTGTGCCTTCGGGCGACTACGGCAAGTGGAAGACCTCAGCCAACTTCCTCAACACGCCCGGCTTCGAACTGCATGCGTTCGGCATGATGTGCGGGTTCGGTTCGCCGTTCATGTGCTTGACGCCAACGAGCGGTGTCTGCGTGTCGTTTACGAGCAACGGTTCTAGCCATGGCAAGACCTCAGCGATGTACGCCGGGCTCTCTGTGTGGGGGCATCCGAAAGAACTGTCCGTCTTGGAAGGCAACTCTACGGACAATGCGTACATCGGACGTTATCTGAACCTGAAGAACATCCTGTACGGCATCGACGAGGCCGGGTCCATCGAAGGCGAGGACCTGTCGAGGCTCATCCACCGGGTCTCGCAAGGTAAGGCCAAGATGCGCATGCAGTCATCACAGAACTCCGAGCGCGAGCTGGAGGAGACCGCGTCGCTTATCGCCATCTTCACCAATAACACTCCGCTGTACGACAAGCTTACCCAGTTCAAGGGTAGCCCGGACGGTGAAGTTGCCCGCTTGGTGGAGTTCGTGTTGCAGAAGCCTGCCGCCCTGACAACTGAAGTCGGTATCGCTATGTTCAATCCGTTCCGTATGAACTACGGGTGGGCAGGGATCGACCTGATCAAGCACTACTTCAAGGTCGGCGACGAGTACACGAAGTCCGTGCTGCAGAAGTGGGCCCTGCGGTTCCGTAAAGACTTCGGCGACAACAGCGTCTACCGGTTCTGGGAGAGCCTTATCTCGACCTCGTTCGGTGGCACTGAACTAGCGATTGAGGCAGGCATTGTCGATCTTGACCTTGAGAGGATATACCTTAGAGTTATTGGAGACATGCTGGCTATACGCGACGGCACGAAGCGGTCTTCGCCTGAAGAATACAAATCCCTGATCGGCGAGTTCTGCGACAAGCATGGCCACAACTTCCTGATCCTGAACGACGGCAAGGTCGCCTCCGAGCCGCGCTTTGAGTTGATGGGCAGGACTGAGGTTGACGAGGGGATGCGGTACATCCCGAAGAGCATCTTCAAGAAATTCCTTGGCGAGAAGCAGATCTCGTTCCGTGAGTTCGAGATGGCTATGCGGGCACAGGGCATCCTGACCTTCGAGAACAAGAAGCGACTTGGCACCGGGTGGAAGCCCGGTAGAGGTGCGCCGGGCGTTGATGTCTATGGTTTCAAAACAGATCCGAAAGAACTGCTAGATGACAGACAGGATTGAAGAACCAGAGTGGATCCTGCCGTTCGAGGGCATGAGCGTGGGCGATAGTTTCTTTATCCCGACGCTACGTCCTGCCAATCTGCATTACGTCATCGACAGCAGGTCCAAGGTAGCCAAGGTGAAGGTCAAGTCCTACACCGTCATGCACGATGGCTACTTGGGCGTCAGGGTGTGGCGGGTCGGTTAGTACCCGCCGTACTCATCCATCAACTTCTGACGCAGACGGGGTGACAGAGATACGCCTTCGACAGCTTCGCGCTCACGGCGACGACGCTCACGGTACGAGGAAGCGATGCCACTGCCGTCGATCTTGTATGTCGGATTCTTCTGGTTGAACTGCAGGATCTCCTGCATGACTTCCTGAACGCCGTCGAAGTCCCCGTTGACGCGGGCCATGTCGAGTTTGTCGTATAGCGAAGCACGGCGGGCAAGGATCTTCTTCTCTGCCGTCTTCATGGCACCCGTGCGGGCACGAGACTCAGCAAGCTCTGCCGGGTTAAACCCGAGCACCTGCATGAATACGTTGTACTTATCGATGTCTTCTACGATAGGAACGCCGTCTTTAGTACGAGCATCTTCGGTACCGAGACGCAGTGCTTTCAAGCCGTTACGGATAAAGAGCGGGGTCATCGCCTCAAGTCCACGGTCGTAATAGCCATCCATGAACTGCTCCGCGCCACGACCGATGCCTTGGAAAGCCGAGTAAGCCGGACCCGCTATGCGCTCAACCGCATACAGGAACGGCCCGATCTCAGCCAGACGTTGCGGGTCATCTTTCCAGAGTAGACCGTTGAAACCTGTGCGCGAAGCTACGTCCACGTTGAATAACTGATTGACCGGGCCTTTGTAGCCGAGGTCGCCGATCAGCTTGCGGATCTCTGCATCGAAGTCAAACGGCTCGTCTTCCTCGCCCATCTGCGTAAGCGAAGCAAGCAACGCGCCCGCGCCGTACAGCGGCATGCCCTGTACACCGGCAAAGAGGTACGACATACCGGCGATGCCGACCAATTGTTTCCGAGCCATGGCCCGGACCTGCGGGTCTTCACCACGGAAGGCGTTGTTAAAGAGCTTAGCCAGCAGGTAGATCTGGGACTGCGCGAACCGCTTGAAGGTGAAGATCACCTTGCCGATGTCGTTCTGGAAGAAGCGCGGTCCGGTTTCAGCAAGCGAAGCGCCATGCGCGTCGTTGACCAACTGGATGGCTTCGTCAATCGCCTGTTCGTGCGTCTTGCCACTTTTACGTGACAGGTCGTAGCCTGCGAGCAAAGTTATCTCGCGGTTCATACGCTCAGAGTTCTGGAAGAAATAGCCGAGACCATGCTCGACACGGGCACGCAGCCCGACGAAATCTTCCGTGCGGACCTTGCGGGCTTCAGCGATCTCGTACCCCGTCGAACGACGGATGGCACCCTGATTCACTGCACGGTCGTACAGATCCTTGTACTCAGGCGAAACGTTCTTGCCCTTGCCGAAAGTCCAGTCGCGCAGGAACTCGTTGTTGTCGTCCCAACCGCCTTGGAAGTACTTGTTCTTGGCGGCGTTCATCGCCGAGAGCGCACGGCCCATACCGTACTTACCGCCAAGCAGCGGGTAGACCACCATCGGCATCTGGGTCAGGTTGATGGCGGCAGAGGACACGTTACCCGCGATGTAGAACAGATAGCTAAAGTAGCTAAGCTGAGACGCCCAGTTGGCGTTCTTCGGGTCCCGCATGAAGTCCACTTGGCCCTGCAGGTTTGCCTGCACGTCGAGCAGATCCTTCGATGCCTTCTCGCCTACCTCGCCCCGGATGTTCTCCATCGTCTTTTCGATTTCGAGCGCATACTGCATGTTGGTAAGCTGGTTCGACATGCGCGATGCCATGTTGGCGTAGACCTGAAGGATGTCAGGTTCGAAGCCAAGTACCTTCTGGCGCGGGCGGAAGTTCTGCCGGATCGACTCAGACGGCAGGTAGTTCAAGAACAATTCGTAGATCGAGTTGATGGTCTTGTCGTCGATGCCCTGATTACTCAGGGTCTTGACCACATCGCCCACGAATCCTGACGGCGGCATCTGCCTCCAGTCCGGCTGCATCATGCGCGAATAGATTTGGATCGAACGCGGATCAATCGTGTTGTTCCGCGCCCACTGGGCGAGCTTCTTCTGCTCGTTCTCAGTTTCAACCGCGATAGTCACGGTCTCGTTGTTCTTATCTTGGTACGTGACCCAGTATTCGCCCTGCCGGAAGAGCGGCAGATAGACCTTGAGACGCTTGCTCTCGTACGCAGCTCGCAGCTTGCTCATCTCGCTAGCCGTCAGGTTCTGTGCAAGCAGGTTCAGGAACTCGTCTGACTTGGCCTTGTAGTCGTTGAGGAGTTCGAAGTACACCTTCTGAAGAGGCTCAGGCATGGCTTCGAACCGCCGGGTCAACGGATGGTTCGCGTCGTACTCCGGGTCTGTCTTGTCGAACACGACCTGAAGCCGTGTGGACTCGTTGGCGATATCGAAGAACTTGGGAAGAAGCTTCTTGTGCTTCGGGTTCTGGGCGATCTTGTACCACTTAAGAAGATTACTATCCATCTGCTCGCGGCGCTGCATGAGCTTAGCGGCACGGGCGTTCATGGTCTTCTCAAGCGACGAGATCGACGGGATGTACTTGCCGTACACCTCAGCCAACTGGTTCATCGTCATGAAGCCAAGCACACCCTTGCGCAACCCCGGCGCTACGCGAGACAGAGCGTTGGCTACACGGTCACCAAGCTTCTCATCGAAGCGCGGGAAGTTATTGGCAATGGTGCCGGGCTCGTTGACCAAGTCAGCCTGTTCAACGCGTATCTCTTGTACAGAAGCATCTCTTAGGCGAGTGCGTCCAAGGTAAGCGTTGATGTAATAATCAATATTAGCCGGTACTTCGCGTACGTCAGCATCGAGCAGTCTGTCAGCGGTACGGAGAATTTCAGACAACGCAGATTCGGATCCAGCAGGCAAGCCAAGCAGGTCACGAATCTTCTCTACGAACTTGGTCCACAGAGACTTCTTCCCTTCGTACGGGATCGTCTCAAGCCAAGCTTGCATGTCGGCGTCGGTCAAGCCCCAAGTAAGTACTTCATCTTCGTTCTGAACAGCATTGTTGTATTTATTAACGATGGCGGTTTGGAATTTGTTAAGAGGACGTCCAGTTGCCTTAGCTTCTTTTAGCTTATCAACTTCTTTCTTTATGACTTTGAATACGTCTGAAAGCGCTTTGGCATCTTTATAGAGTTTACTATTGCGAGGAGCATCCTTGCCCACGTTAATTGCGCTGGTTGTAGCTGCGTGAACAAGCTCATGCAGCACAGTTCTATAACTAGCTCCAGAAGTTCCTTTAAATGCAGAAGACCGCACGCGTACAGAGTTAGTGATCTTTTTAGTTATCTGGTTGACCGAAAATATGTTTGATCCGCGTGCAGAGCCTCGCTCATTACCTGAATCCACTAATTCAAAATCAAAACTTGACGCACCGCTGTCTTCCATTCGGCGAAGCTGCTCACCAACACGACGAGCGATGGTCCGCATGGCCGGGTGCGGTGCAGTGTCCATGATGAACTTGGCGACTTCATGAATGTTTTTACCACGCACGCCTTGTTCGATGATGCGGGCTTCTCGTGGCAATGGATCGCCAACTTCATCACGTTCTTGCGGAATCGGGCCTGCACCGACAGGGGGCAAGCGGTCTAGTGGAGGCTGCTCTGTTCCTTTTCCTGCAGGAGCAGGACTAGCAGGCTCGACAGAAGTGCCCACTGCTGGACCGCGAGGTCCTGTAACACTGGGCTTGACGGGGGCTCCGCGTTGTACAGGCACCCCAGCGCCTGCTCCAACTGCTCCAATGTCAGGCGGTGCAGTAGGTTCTGCAGTTCTTCCGGGGGTTGGAGGTTCACTTGGTTTAGCTCCCTCCGGCTTAGCCGGTTCAGGTTTCTTGATGACCTTGCGTAATCCGCCAGCGCCCGGCGCAGAGACGATGCCCTGCTGCTCAAGGATGCCGATGAGCTTCTTAGCCCGTGCCCAGCCGATGCCAAGGTTGCTCTGCAGTGTGGAGATACCGGCGCGGTTCAGGGTCTGGACGACCTCGATGGCCTTGGGCAAGAGCGGGTCGATCTTGGGCTGCTTGACAGGCGGAGTGAACAGCGGGGTTTTGGGCTCAGGCGGAGTCTCTACCGGGGGAGCAGGAATGGGGGCGGGCGCAGGTGCTGCCGGGATCGCAGGAACAGGCTCTTGTACCGGAGTGGGCGCAGGTGCTGCCGGGATCGCAGGAACAGGCTCTTGTACCGGAGTGGGCGCAGGTGCTGCCGGGACCGCCGGAGTCGTCGGGGCTTCGAACGGCAGGCCAAGCTGGGTCGGTTCCGGGGCGGCAGGGGTAGCGGCTGCCGGGATCGCCGGAGGCGTCGGGGCTTCGGGTGCAGGTGTCGGGCGTGCTGCGGCCATACCACCTTCGAGTGGCAATTTACCCTGTACCGGAGCACCGGGCTCAACCGGAGGCGTAGGCGGGGACGGGGGAAGTTCAGCAGCTCGGGCTGCTTCCTCGCGGGCGTCCAATTCTCCACGTGCCCCAGCCCGCTCCACAACGCGACCAACACCACCGATAGGCCCAAGCAAACCAGCCTGATAGGCGACTTCGCCGTACTCTTTCAGCGCGTCAGGTGTGGTCAGATCAAGGCCTGCCTGCCACCGCTCCAGCATCTGCTGCGCGATTTCGGTGGGGACCTCAGCAACAATACCGGTCGCCGTACCCTTAGCTAGTGTCTTGGCCAGTCCTTCGGACGCGAGATTCTCAAGATCGTCCGCAGCTCCAGCTTTGAACAATTTCTCGCCGGTCTCGCCGAGGATGATGCGAAGGCCCTGCTTGCCAAACGGGATCGCCTGTGCAGCAGTTTCAAGCGCACCACCGGCAACGCCTGCAGCCCCGGCCTTGGCCAGATCAATATCAGTAGCGCCTTCGGCGGCTTGACGTTCAACGCCCGCGCCAAACTGCTGCAATACAGACGGCGCAACTGCGCCCAATCCTGCGCCTACGGCAGTACCCACTGGACCGAGTGCAGACCCAGCCATCGCACCAAGTCGTGCACTCGCTGCAGTCGACGCCAAGTTAGGCAATTGAGCAGCAACAGCTTCCGGGATATCGCTGATAGCCTGACCGGCGGCAGAGAGTAGGCCCTGCTCTTCATAGATCCGCTTGATCCGATCTAGGCTAGGACCTTCCTCGTACCGCTTGGCGATATCTTCGCCACGCTCAAGGCCACGCTTGGCGGCTTCTTCCTCATCGCCGAACATCGATTCAAGCGCAGTACGGCCCGAAGAGATAAAGCTCTCCGCGCCTCGCTTAGCCGCAGCGATAACGCCTTCTTCTTTAGTCGGCTCGTAGCCCTCAAGCAGATCAAGCGGCTTGAGAAGTTCGTCAACGTCATAGCCTTTAGCCTTGAGCTTGCTAAGGATCTGCTCCTTGGTAGTGCCTTTCGGGACCCCACGGATGATCATGCCATTAGGCAGGCGTACGTCCATCTCAGCCTCCGATCAGGTACTGAAGAGGTCGTTCCAATCCACCACGCTACTAGTGGCCCCAGCATCCCCTCCGCCCATTGCCGACTCAATCGGAGCAAGGTAACTGTCTTGGTAGCTCTGCACGGCTTTCTCAGCCTTCTTGATAGCTGCCTCGTCGCCTCCGTCCCGCGCCTTCTGAAGGGCGGACTGCAGCATATTGTAGTTCATATCGTTGCCAAGGGCTCTAAGCGCTTCCTGCTTTGCCGTAGCCAACCTTACTCGTGCGGCATTGGCATCTTTAGCCCCTTGCGCCTCAAGCACAGCCCGCTGCATATCAAGAGTGGCTCTACTACGACGCTCCTCGCTGGCCAGCTGAGCATAACGGAACTGCATCGACTCTCTATGCTGCATAGCATCCCTGAGCTGCTTCTCTGCGTCCGAGCGCATCGACATCGCTTCCTTGATACGGCCTGCAGCCTGCGTCTCGTCAGCCTGAGCAAGACGGAACTGCGCTTCGCGCATGCTACGGTTGTTGGCCTGCTGATCCTTGCGTATGGCCATCATCTGCGAGACGTATTCCTGACCGCCCTCGCCAATTGCAACGGCTGCGAAAGGCGACGTGGAGGCCATCATGCGGAAGCCCGCCTTGGCAAGGGCGAGTCTAGCATCAACTTTGCCCTGCTCTTTGAGGTTGTCCCGCTCTTCTTGAAGGTACTTGCGATACTCATCCGTAGCCTTGCCGATGCCACGCTTGGAGTGCAAGTCAAGAAGCTCGCTTTCGTAGTCCTCAATAGACTTGACCTTGGGCATCTCGTCTCCGCCAGCGGCGGGACGCGCACCAGAAGCAGCGGGCACGGCAGAACGTGTACCGGGTACTCCAGTTTGACGACGCCCTCCACGTTCGCCCGTAGCTTCCGGCCTGCCACGCAAGGCCTCCATGGCATCAAGGGCTTGACGCTCAGCTCTCCCTGCCTGCGAGAACGGATTAGTATTTGTGGGCAGCGCCGAAACAGGAGAAGTCTGGGCCGCAGCGGGGGCAGCGGTAGCTGCCGCATCAGGAACTTCTTCGCGCTTTTTAAGCGGTACGATGCCTTCCGTGAGCGAGTAAGTCACCGGGCCTCCCATTCCGGGAGTGCGGACGCGCCCTTGCTCATCATACATGTGCGCCGGGAAAGGGCGTTCATCGTATTTGATAATCGGGAACCCTTCAAGATTGGCTTTGTGTGCCTGCTTGAATCTATCCCAAAGATCGGCTGGCGCTGTGTACCCGCTACGACGGAGATACTCACGGTATGCTGCACGAGCGACATTAAGGTCCGCATCCTTACTAAGGATCTCAAGCTGCTCAGGGTCCATTTTAGTGAAGTCAACGCCCTGCGGACCGCCACCGGCAGCCAACGCCACGATGCCGCCACCCGCAAACTGAGCCTGCTCCATGACCGGAGCCGGGAGGCCGCCAAGCCCCTGCTGCATCGCCATCTGCTGCTGTTCAGCCATGTTGAGCTGATCACGGATGGTGGGCGGCGTCTGCGGAGCCTGCACGGGCTGCTGCTTCAAGCGCTGAAACTGATTCATCATGGCGTAGAGGTCCGCCATCGGGGCCACGCCCTGCGTAGCCATGCTCTTGACGTACTGAATGGCCTGATCAGGCGGCATACCCTTCTGAATAGCCTGCTGCAGCGAAGCCATCATGGCACGACCCGTGCCGCTGACTGGACCAAGCATTACTTGCTACCTCCAAATCCGCCAAAGAGGCTACCAAGCCCGAGACCAATACCTGCAATCTGACCGAACAGACTAGGCGGCTGCTGATAAAGCGTACTCGTCTGCCCCGTAGCCGGGATGCCGCGCAAAAGCCCCATGCCGAACTCAGCCTGCTTGTACGGGAACTGCTGCTGATTCATGAAGTCCTGATACTGCTGGTTAAGCAGCTCCTGCTCCAGAGCCTGACCCTGAGCACCCGCGCCAAGCTGAGCCTGACCGATGCCCATACGCTGCTGATAGCCCTGCATGCCAAGGCCACCAAGCGACCCCGCCGCAGCCAACTGCTGCTGTAGGCCCTGAAGACCGAGATTAGCACCGAACTGCCGGGACTGCTCGCCCAACTGTGCTCCCGAAAGACCATATTGAGCACGCTGAGCCGCGTTCTGGAGGCCAAACTGGTTCTGCTGGGCGAGCTGTGCCAGCCGCTGCTGCTGCGCCTGAAGCTGCGCCGCTTGGTTCAACTGACCTGCCTGCATGCCGAGATTGGCACCCAGCTGCTGCTGACCGAGCAGAGCCTGAAGGTTGAACTGCCCCGTTTGCATCCCAGCCTGCTGATTAGCCAAAGCCGCTTGCATTTGAGCCGCACGATCCGCACCAAACTGCTGCGCCGCCTGCTGAAACGCTTGTTGACTCCCCGTCGCTTGGATGCCTTGCAGCTGTTGCTGAAGATTTCGATTAGCCTCAGCCTGAAGCAACGCCTCGCGGGTACCCCCACGCGCACCGGCACGGATACCCTGCGCCTGAAGTCCCGGCATCTGACGAGCATAGTCCTGAATTGCGCCGCGCTTCTGCTGCTCAACCACGCCGCTCATATAGGGCGACATGTAATCCTGCATCGCTTGAGAACCAAACCGCTCAGCCCCGACTTGCTGGGGGCCTGTCATCTGATACTGCTGCAACGACGGAGCGCCAACTCGCTCAAAATCGACCTGCCCCTCACGGAAACTTGGGTCTTGGTAGAACTGCTGGTTCCCCATAGGAGAGTACTGCCCAAATTCACCCGCTCGTCGTCCCGCCAAACTAGCCAGACCCGCTGCTTCACCCAATTCGGGGGAGACACCCATCCCCGCGATGCCTTCCATTGCCTGCTGCTGAAGCGGGCTGAACCCTGCGGTGCGCTGCTTGCCGTAGGGCTGATAACCCTGCCCGATCAGACCGGGTTGCCCCATACCGCCAAACACATTGCCTAGCAAATACTGTGCGTAAGGCTTAGCCCACTCGGGGATGGTGGAAGTGATCTGTTCGGTTGAAGTCGGTTGAGTAGCCATGTTAGCTCCTTAAACAGGCAGGAGGCGACCAGTCTTCACAGCGGGGGCTTGCTTAGTCTTCCCCGTCCGTGCCTGCCGCACTCGCGCCATCATGTCGTAAAGTTTTTTCGCTCCAGCCTTGGTGGAGCCGTTGCCAAGATGCGACACCACGTCAGCCGGGATGACGAACTCGCCATCGGCCAAAGCAGCGCGTTGGACACCCTTGCCACGAATCACGGCAGGGATATCGTCGGACATGCCATCACCCGGCCCATCAAGCAGCTTGCCTCCTGCGGCGTATTCGCCCGGCATACCACCACGAGCGAAGCCGAAGTTGTAATCCTCGCCCACAGCGCCGCCGTAGTTAAAAGGGATCACCCCTTCGTCCACTTCGGAGAACGGCGACATGAAGTCCAACTCCCTGCGGCGCGGGATGTAAGGCTGCTCCGCTTCAATCGGGACTTCTTCAGTCAGCTGCGGCCTTGGGATAAATACCTGCTCTTCTTCAACGGGAGGGATGTACGGAGTCTGCTCATACACCGGACTCGGTGAAGCGTAGGGCGATTCATAGACCATTGGCGGAGTGTAAGCAGGAGGCATGTAAACCGGCTCTTCCTCTTGCCGCCTCGGGATGTAGGCCCGCTCTTCCTCAACAGGGACCAAGGCAGGGAGCCCCGCCATCTTCGACTGCGCAGGGGGCATCGGAGGCGCAGCCTCTTCCTCGATGATACGAGGCGAGTACGGAGTGGAGACAGGTGCAAGTTCGCGGGGCTCGCTGAACGGGGTCGGCGGGGGGCCAGCAGTCTGCTGTAGTTGTGCCGCTCTGTACGCCGCGCCCGGTCCCGAATCTTCGGGAGTGACGTTACTGCTGATACGGCTTCCACCGTAAGTCAACTCCGGAGCCGTAGTGGCGACGTTGTAAAGCGAGTATTTATTGATCTCAGGCGGCGCACCCGCATAGACAGGCCGCTCGCTCACGATCTTGAAGTTCTTGTCGCCCTTGACCTGCGCGTTGCTGATCGGCTGTCCATACATAAAGTTGTGGATCAAGTCCGTCATCATGAAGTTCTGGATACGCCGGGCATCCTCGTTCTTCGGGCCCTCACCCATCGTGTTGAGCCACGGCTGCACAGCCTTCTCGAATATCGTCGCAGCGTCAGCGCCCTTATCTACCGTGCCATCCTTGACGGCCTTATTGATGACTTGCGTCATGTCGTAGACGAACTCTTCGTTGCCCTTGCGACCGTACTTGGCCTGACCGGGGAACTCGTTCTTGTTCGTGCGGTAGAAGTTGATGAAGCCCTGAGCGAGTTCTTCAGGCGGAGCAGAGCCAAAGCCGCGCCCCTGATCGACCGCCTTCCAATAGTTCTCCAGAGCCTTATCGCCGAATTCCTTCGTGTTGACCAGCGAAGCACCGAGAGCCGCGATAGCAGCGGCAGCAAGCATCCCCGGAGGGCCACCAAGCGCCCCAATGCCAAACAGTTTGCCAGCAGATGCAGCCGTCATCGCTGCATTGAACGCGGCACGACCTTCCTTGCCCTGTTCGATGGCTTTTCCGGTCTCATACGCACCAAGTACTGTACCGACACCGGGAAGAATCTTGTTCTGCATCAGGCTGCCAAGTCCAGCCTGCGTGCCAGTATTGATGCTTGGAATCGCAGTCAGATCAGCGACTGAATTTACGCTGCCAGACAAATTACCAAGTCCAGCCACGTCATCTGCTATGGAGAAGCCGTCAACAAGTACTCTACCTGCGCGAGGTATAAGCGAGGATACGCCCGCTCCAGCGGAAACCGCAGAGGCAAGATTGGTAGCGTTAGAAGAAGGCGGCCTGTAGTCAGGCCGGGACTCCGGAGCGTAGGGATCATTCGGCAGTTCTTCGAACGACATATTGCCGCCGGGAAGCGGCGCATCTGGAATAAAAGGCGACACTGCCGCAGGAAGCACTGAAGCGGCAGCAGGAACAAGATCGGTAGAAGTGGGAGGCTCGCCCACTCTTTTTCCCGTAACCTCGACTTCTTGCAGATCCTCCGGCCCCGTAGTGAACTTGTCCTTCAGGTAGCCAATACCCTTCTCGATGCCTTTTTGCGCAAGGTACTGCCCGCCAATTCCGGCAATCAAATCCCCTGCAGGGCTGCCCGTAAGCGACCCACCGCCACCGACGCCACCACCACCGCCGGGAGTGCTAGGAAAATTGCTAGGGTCAAAAGGCGTGCCGTAAAAGCCCCCACCCGTGCCGGGATACGCAGACACAACCGGGTTACGGGCACGGCGGTTCAGATCCTCAATGTACGCACGAGTCGCCGCGACGTTCGGGTCAACGCCAAGCTGAGCAAACATTGGGTCACGGGGCGGCGCTACACCGACCTCGCCACCATCTGCATAACCTTCGATCTCGCCACCCTCTGCGTAGCCCGGAGCCATCGCAAACGGGTTGTAAGGTACAAGGCCCTGCGGGGTCTTCTTGTAGTACTTGCCCGGCAGCTGATAGGGCTGGTCACGCCCCGTGCCGTAAAGCGGGTTGAACCCGCCGGGGATATAGATGTAATCCTCACCCGCGCCACCTGTAGGCAGCTTCTTAGGAGCAGGGGTAAGTGCGCCCGCCAGACCGCCGTACGTGGCGGTCTTAGCAATGCTCTGCATAAACGGAGACTGAAACCCACCGCCCATAGCCTGACCAAAGGCCGTACGCGACTCAGGGGAAGTGAAGAGCCCTTTGATGCCCCCCATGATGGAGGGCTGCGCGGCAGGAGCGACAGGCCCGGTGCCGGTAATGACGTCCACAGAGGGCATGTACTTAGAGATTTCAGCAAGCGAAGTAGAACGCGGCGCACTCAGCGAGCCATAGCTAGGTATAACCTCGGATCTCGTCATTGACGGATTCATAAGGCTTTTTACCTGCAAATCAGCCCCAATCGGCGCACCCTTGGGCATCGCCAACGACACTGAACTCTCCCCCAATCCGGCTAATTCAGCGCGGCTTTTTGCTGCCTCGGTCGTTCTACGGAGTTCATCTAGCTGCTCGGGGGCCAATTTACCGGGCGCAGCCGTAGACGCAGCCTGCAACGACTGAGCGATATTTGCACCGCTATACGCGCCAAGCCCCGCCTGAAGGCCCTTCTTAAGATCGCCCTCGATAAGCCCGTACGCACCGCCGACCACAAGACCCGTGCCGATAGTGCTAGCAGCGGCCCCGGAAAGCCCAAACAGACTCCCGACTTTGCTCCCGACGCCCGGCGCAAACGTGTTGAGCGTGGCACCGATGATGGTGGGCAGGAGCTTCTTGAGGAACGACGCCTCGTACA